GGCGCTTTCGCTTATCGCCAAGGCGCTCGATGCCAGCGATGTCGTCAAGGCGCAGCTCTTGGGTCTCGAAATTCCACTCTATCCGCTTGATGACGATCAGCTCACCCGGCTCGGTGTCGCCGCTTCGCTTATGAAGTACGACCCGGACCAGCCGCGCGATGAACGCGGGCCCTGGACCAGCGGCGGCGGCGACGCACGCGGCGCGGTGGTCACCGGTGGCCGCGAAGGCGCCGATGCATCGGTGAGCACGAGGCCGGTGCGGCTTGCCTTCAACGATGATGGCTCCGTCAGGACAGACGCTGGCGGCGGGATTCGGCCATCGGCTGGCAGCGCAAGCGGTGACCAGCCGCTGCCGGTAGCGGAAGGGAGCGGTGATTCCAAACCAGGAATGTCCGATGCCGCCGACCCTCAGTTATCATTCGAATCCGCGCCCCACCAAAGAAGTCGAGCTGACATCGACCAGTTGCAGCGCATCATTGATGATCCCACGATCCGCGCCCAGATGCAGGAAGCATGGGCGGCTTCCAATCCCAACGGTCCCGATCGTCAGGAGCATGGATTCTGGATCATCCAAGATCCCAAGACCGGCAAGTTATCCACGCTGCCCTCTGCTTCCGCTGGGACGAAGGACGAGATACGTCCAGGAGCAATTCCTGCCAACGCCATTGCCTTCTTTCATACCCACCCGTTACCGCCGGATATCGCTGTTCCCGGACCTAGCCCAAAGGATCTGATCGCTGCGTCAAACGGCGGACTGACAGGAATCATTGGTTCGTATCGTGGCCTCTACTATTATGGTCCACCCGTCAGATTGCGGGGTGATCGGGCGCGCTAATGGCCGCGAGGCGTAAGATGCGGTTGGTTCTCGGGTGTTCGATTGTTGCCATTACCATCGCTGGTATCTTCGTCGGAAACGGTGCCTTTGCGGATGACACACCGGCGCGGCCGCCTAAATGCGAGCCGGTGAAGGTCGCGGAGCGGTACTTAGCAGAGCACTTTCCCGGATATGGTAAGATGCGTGAAAAGCCGGCGCTTAGACGTACTAACGAAGCTTGGCAGGTCGAATATGAGTTGCCGCCAGGTTACATCGGCGGGACACCTACCGTCACCATTTCAAGGGCGACATGCGAGGTCACAAAGGTCTTACTGACGCAGTAAGTCACTGCCGTGATCTCTGGGATGCGCGCCGCCTGATCCTGCCTATCAGCAAGTGCTGCACGTGCTGCCGGTTGCCGACCTCACCACGTAGGATCTCATCTGCCGCCCGCGCAACGCGCGGACCCACCGGATTGATGGCTATTCTCGGATGGAGCCGGTGGTGGCGATGGTGAATCAATTTGCCGATTACACCGAAGGCAATGTGCCCCTCAAATTTGTCGAATCGATGGACGGAAGTGGCGACCGGGCGAAGGTGGCCAATTGCGTCGAGGAGTTGACCTGGACCACATCGTTGAGCTTGCGTAGCGGCTCAATTGCAAAGGGGTGACGCCAACTGCGCTCGTTGACGCCCCGCATCACGAACCGTCCTCGTTCGACTACTCGATCTACGCAGTTTAGCATTGCTTTCCTCATCTCAGATCGTGCGGCAAGCGCGCGAACGGTCACGCTCCGTCATATCGTCACGGCTGCCACACGCTGACCCGTGCGCTCGCGATGACGGCGAGACACGCATCGTCGAGCTCATCTGACCGGATCCCGCTTTAGCCATAAGAGGACTGTCCCATGGTCAAGCTTCAAGCGCCTAAAAATGGCGCTGCTGTTCATTGGCGCGGAAAGACTTACCCCATCCGGCGCGACGGCTCGCTCGACGTGCCGGAGGAGGCGGTCGAGCCGTTGCGCGCCCATGGTTTCGTCCCCTGGCGACGGGACGATGCGCCGAGCGAAAGGGCGTAAGTCATGGCCGCGGGCGATCTCACTACGCTCACCAATGTCAAGGCTTGGTTCTCGCCGCCGTTGACGTCGACCGGCGACGACGCACTGCTGACTCGTCTCGTCACGGCGGCGAGCCAATTCATTCAGACTTGGCTCGGCCGGCAGATTGCGGTGCAAAGCTACACGGAAGTGCGCGATGGCACGGGCGGTCGTCTCTTGGCCTTCGCCAATGTGCCGGTGACGGCGGTCGCCTCGCTCGTCATCGACGGAATGCCGATCCTTCCGGCAGCGGACGCGCTCTCGCCGGGCTTCCTCTTCAGCGGGTCGATGCTCTACCTCCAAGGCTATCGCTTCACGCGCGGCGTTCAGAACGTCGCGGTGGTGTACACGGCGGGATTTGCCTCGACGCCGCCGGACATCGAGCAAGCTTGCATCGAGCTCGTCGCCTTGCGCTACAAGGAGCGCGACCGCATCGGACATGTCTCGAAATCCGTCTCCGGCGAGACGGTGAGCTTCGTGCAAAAGGACATGCCGCCCGATGTCCAGACGGTGCTCGAGCAATATCGCCGGGGATTCACGCCATGACCGGCGTGCGTGGCCTCGACGATCTCAGCGCGAGTTTGGGCACTCTGCCGAGCGGGGTCGAGAGTCGCCTGGCGGAGGCGGCCCAGCGGCTCGGCGCTGCGCTGCGTGATGGGGTCGCCCAGATGCTTGACGGCGACCTGCTGCAACGGCGGAGCGGGCGGCTTCTCGGCGCACTCGCGGTGAGCACCGATGACACTGCCGGCGCGATCGTGGTGCGGGTCAGCGTCGATCTGGCGGACGTACCTTATGCCGCTTTCCAGGAATTCGGATTCCAGGGTGTCGAGACCGTGCGCGCCCATTTGCGGCAGATTCGGCAGGCCTTCGGTCGGCCCATCGGAGCGCGGCAGGTCGAGGTCGGCGCCCATGATCGCCGCGTCGACTACCCCGCGCATTCCTTTCTGCGGCAAGCGCTCGAGGACATGACGCCCGACATTCTCGCGATGACAAGAAAGGCGGTCGACGATGCCGTCGGTGCGCCATGACCCGCGAACCCATCTATGCCGCTCTCTTTGCGACGCTTTCGGCGGCGGCGCCCTTTGTCACATCAAGCCGCAGACTGCGCCACTGGAGCGACGTCGGCCCGGCTGAACAGCCGTCGCTCTTTCTCGTGCAAAAAAGCGAGACGGCACAGCGCCGCAAAGGTCTGCCGCCGAAATGGACGCTCGCCGTCGATCTCTTCGTCTACGCCCGCGCACCCGACGATGTGACATCGGCGGCGACGGTTCTCAACCCCCTCATCGACGCGATCGAAAGCGCGCTCGCGCCCACCTCGCCGACCACGACCCAGACGCTCGGCGGGCTGGTGGAGCACGCCTGGATCGCGGGAAAGATCGAGACCGACGAAGGCGTGCTGGGCGGCCAGGCGGTCGCCATCGTCCCCATCGAAATCCTCGTTCCCGCCTGATCCGCCCACGTGACTGCCGCATCCCGCGGCGCTTCCAGGAGGTTTGACCCATGGCCGTCTACAGCTTCGGAACCGGCAATCTGTTCGGTGTCCGCACCGACGTCGCGAACGCGACGCCGGTCAAGTTCGGTGCCCTGCAAGACGTTTCCATCGATTTCAATTTCTCGCTCAAGGAGCTCTATGGCCAATTCCAGTTCCCCGTCGCCGTCGGCCGCGGCACCGCGAAAATTCAAGGCAAGGCCAAGTTCGCGCAAATCAACGGTCTGACCTTCAATTCGCTCTTCTTCGGTCAATCGCAAACGGCGGGACAGCTGTCGACCGCCTTCAACGAGGCGCAGCAAGTGCCCGCGGCGACGCCCTTCACAGTCAGCGTCGCCAATGCCGCGAGCTTCGTCGCCGATCTCGGCGTCAGCTATGCCGCCACCGGCCTGCCACTGGCGAAAGTGGCGAGCGGTCCCAGCCAGGGGCAGTATGCGGTTGCCGCCAACGGCGTTTACACCTTCGCCTCGGCCGACGCCGGCGCGGCGCTGCTCATTTCCTACACCTTCACGGCGGCGGCGAGCGGCAACACCAGCACAATCACCAATCAGCTTCTCGGTGCAGCTCCGACCTTCCAGGGCATCTTCACCGAAACCTTCCAGGGCAAGCAGCTGACCCTTCAGCTCAATCAGTGCGTCGCGCAGAAGCTCTCGCTTGCGACCAAGCTTGACGACTTCACCATTCCCGAGTTCGACTTCGCCGCCTTTGCCGATGCCTCCGGCACCATCGGCAAGATCGGGCTCGCGGAGTGAGCGCCATGGCCGATCTCATCGACGGCGTCATTGTGCATATGGGCGGGCGCGATTGGACGGTGCCGCCGCTCACCTTCAAGCAGCTGCGGCGCCTTCAGCCGCAGTTGGAGCGCCTCGCCCAGGTCAATGCCGCCGCCGCGCCGGAGCAGATCGCGGCGGTCAGCGAAATCGTCCGTACGGCGCTGAGCCGGAACTATCCCGACGTTACCATCGAGGCGATCGAGGACATGCTCGATCTCGGCAACGCTGCGCGCGTCATCAACGCCATCCTGACGGGGAGCGGCCTTTCGCCGGGGGAAGGGGGACCGGGGAAGGTCTGAGCTGGGACGCGTTCTGGGTCGATGCCGAAGGCTTGCTGACGACGGCCTGCGGCTGGACCCCGGATGCGATCGACCAGATGACCTTGCCCCGGTTCGAGCGCCTCTGCCGCTACTGGGCGGTCCACCCACCGCTCCATCTGCTGGTCGCCGCCTGTCTTGGCGTCCCCGGGCGCGAGCGGAGGCCGAACGATCTCGGTGAGCTGCTGGCGATGGCGAAGGGCGGCGACGGGACTCTCCGTTGAAAGAGGGGGCAGGCTTGCGCCGTCCAGCGAGATGTCGGAAATTCCCACGTTCCAGCTTTGCGGGTATGTCTCACATGCACCTTGCGCGATGCGGACTCGTTGCAATCGCTTTCTCAGTGTTGGCCGGCTGCGCGCCCGATCCCCATTCGCCCGGTGCCATCCTCATCGAGGACGAAGCGTCCGTGCGTCAGGAGGATACTATCTCGCTGTGCCAGGCGTTCGGCGCCAACATCCAGAAGATTTACGGGGTGAACGGGCTGCGGCGGATTCGCGAGGAGCTCGTGCGCCGCGATGCGCTCACCCCATCCGATTGGTCGCTTGTCGATCGGCGCGAGATCGCTATCGGCATGAGCGAGTGCGGCTTGCTTGCGTCGTGGGGTGTTCCCACTCAGGTCCGGCGGAACGTCACCGCCGCGGGCGAGGAGGTGCAATTCATCTATCCCGGCCGACGCGTCTTGGTGGCTGGTGGCCAGGTCCGCGCGTTCCGGACGGTGGACTAGGGGCGCCGGCATGAGCCGGTAAGCCGTTCGGCTGATATTGGAAAGGGCGCCTTCGGGCGCCCTTTGCTTTTGCGGAGGGGCAGGTGGCGGAAACGATCGAAATCGGCGTCGACATGAGCACCGCCGATCTCGCGGCGAGCACGGCGCAGGCGCTCGAGCTCCTGCAGGCGATCGCCGCGCAATTTCAGCAACTGGCCGAGGCGGCGCAGCAAAGCAGCGGCCGCATCGCGAACACGTCGCGCGAGTCGGCGACAAGCTTGCAGCGCGAATGGCAAAAGGCGTTCGCTCCCATCACGCGGTCCTTCGAGAACGCCATCTCCGGCATGATTCTCGGCACGACCACGCTGCAGCAGGCGATGGTGCGCATCGGCCAGAGCATCGTCACCACCTTCGTCAACAACGTGGTGCGCCGCATCGTCGACCAGTGGCTGATTGGCGAGCTCGCCAAGACCGCGGCGACCGAGACCGGCAACGCTGCGCGGACGGCGTCCGATGCGGGGGCTGCGGCGGCAAGCACCGCCACCGGTGCGGCCGGCGCCAAGGAAAGCGTCGTCCAGCATGCGTGGTCGTCCGCCGCCGCGGTTTACGACGATGTGGCGCAGATCCCCTATGTCGGCTGGATATTGGCGCCGCCCGCCGCGGCGGCCGCGGCGGCGGCCGTGCTCGCCTTTGGCGGCAACATTCCCGGTCTCGCCGTCGGCGCTTGGAACCTGCCCAATGACATGATCGCGCAGCTGCACGCGGGCGAGACGGTGCTTCCCGCCGATTTCGCCGCCGGTTTCCGCGCCGCCGCGGCTGGCAATGGCGCAACAGGTGCCGGCGATACCTTCGCCATCACCATTCAGGCCATCGACACGCAAAGCGGCGCGCAGTTCCTCAAAGACAATGCGCGGACCATCGTTTCAGCGCTGCAGACGCAAGCGCGCAATCTCAATCCCGGCCTGCGCGCACCCTGATCTCTCCAAGGTGATTTCATGTCGAATTCTGTTTTTCCAGGGCTTGCCGGACTCGGCTGGACCGTGAAGCGGTCGCCGCTGTGGAAAACACGGGTGCAGGAATCGATCTCAGGAAAGGAAGTGCGGATCGCCGATTGGTCGTTTCCGCGCTGGCAATGGCAGCTCTCCTACGATTTTCTCCGCGGCGATCCCGTGAATGTGGAATTTCAAGCGCTCGCGGGGTTCTTCAATCAGCGCCTCGGCATGTTCGACAGCTTTCTCTACCAGGACGCCGATGACAACAACATCAGCGCTCAACTGCTCGGCACCGGTGATGGCGCGACGACATCCTTCCAGTTGGTGCGAACGCTCGGCGGCTTTGTCGAGCCGATCCTCGCGCCCAATACGAATTCTGGCGTTACCGTCCTGATCAATGGTGTGCAGCAGAGCAGCGGCTTCAGTGTTGCGGCCTGGGGTGCGAGCGCGCCGGGATTGCTCACCTTCACCACAGCGCCCGCCGCGGGCGCTTCCATCGCTGCGAGCTTCTCTTATTTCTTTCCCTGCCGATTTCTCGAGGACACTTTGGATTTCGAGAAATTCATGGTCCAGCTCTGGCAAGGGAAGAAGGTGGGATTCGTCAGCCTCAAATCGAGCTGAGCGATCATGAAGCAGGCCTCGACCGCACTCCAAACACTGCTCGCCTCGCGCACCTTCGTGATCGGCGATCTCTACACCTTCAGTCTCGTCGGCGGCGGTGTCCTTCGCTACACGAGCTACGACGCCGACATCGTCTACAACGGCAACACCTATGTCAGCGGCGCCCAAAGGGGGCCGTTCTTCGATCGCCGCGACAACAAGGCGAAATGTCATTGGAAGCTCGGCCTCGAGGTCGACACGCTCGTCTTCGATATCATGCCTGGCAACGCCACGGTGAATGGCGCGCCGCTGCTCGCAGCGATGCGCCAGGGGCTGTTCGACGGCGCCGAGCTCGAGCTCGATCGCGCCTTTTTCGCGCCCCCGGCATCAAAGGTTTTCCCGCCGGTGAGCGTGCCGACGGCAACGGGCGTGGTGATTCTGTTCGTGGGTCGCGTCGCCGAGATCG